CGGAAATAAGTTCTCTTGTTCTTGGGCCAATAACTCCGTCAGGTACACATCCAATAGCTGATTGAAGCAATTTAACTGACCTACCTGGGCCTGCGTTAACCCCCATGGAAAATACAATAAAGTCGAGTCCCCGAGGTAATACTTCTGCATAGCAAGGTCTCCAGTATTTTTGTTCGTATAAAGGGGCTACAAGCTCTGGTGTGATGTTTTTCATAGTGTCTACAGGGTGACCTACATATTCTTCCCAAACACGCTTAGTAACCCCTAAATTTGTTTCACCGCCTGGGTCGCTAAGATGATTTACCCAACCACCTTCAGACTTTAATACCAAGTCCAAACACTCTTTAAAATTACCTGTCATTTTTTTAAATTAGCCATTATGCGAGTGCCAAACAAAAAGCCAAAAGCAATGTTGGCAGCTTCTATACCTATTCTTTGGATTTCGGGGGCTACTGGCAAGAATAATGTGCTTATTCCTACAACAATGACAAACAATGCTCCTAAATAGCGACTAGAGGCTCTTAGGTCAATTACCCATTGGCTAGGTACACCGTAGGGATTGTCTAGCTTTGCAATGGCTTCTAGCTTTGCTATTTCGTTTTGGTCTAGCTTTATTTGGTCATCTACATTTAATGGTTTAACACCACCAGTAAACATTCCAATAAGGCTTTTAATGCCATCTATTCCTACGGGGACTAATGCGCCAATAATGGTTTCTAAAATCATTTGTGGAATAACCAGCTACTTATGTAGGTAATAACACCGCCAGCAATAGAAGCTATTGTCATACCCATCCAAAAACCACCTTTTGACTTATTGGCTAACTCTAATAATTCTTTAATGTCCCTGTCCATAGAATCTACTTTGCTTTGTAGATTTTCGACTTGATTGACCAAGCCGCCAAACTTAAACATGTCAAATTTCTCAAGGTCAGCCATATCGCACACTATTTTTTAGGTTTAGGAGTGCGAGTAGTCGCTTTTGCTATTTTAACAGTTTTCTTAGCTGTTTTTTTAGCTACAGGCTTTTCAAAGTCTGGCGCAACATACTCTTTTTGAGTAGCTGGAAAAGGCCAATTAGTGTCAACAGTAATCTTAGGCATATAGCCTAGTTTGTCAAATACCCAAGTAACAAGAAACATTATGCCTCCACCTTTACTAATGACTCTTTAAGCATAGTTAAAAATGCTTGCTTGCCAACTTGTAATTGGTCAAGGTTAAATTGTGAACCGCCAATTTTGCGGTCTAAGTCAATTAAATGATTTACCATAATCTGTTGCTCTGGTGTCATATCTTCCAATGCGTACTCTACATCGTCAATAGTGACTTGGTTTTTCTTTATGTTTTCCATGTCATTTCCTTTTGTGGTTAAAAAACTATGCAGTAGCCCAAGGAAGTCCTGTTTCTTGAACAGGGTTCTTTTGTGCTGCAATTTGTGCAGTAAGATTAGCTTCTATTGTGTCTTTTCCTAATGAATTTTGTACCCAGCCAATAACTTGTTCTTTGGTTAAATTAGCATAAGGGGTGTAAGACTTATCTTCTTGTGTGTAACCTACTGTTCCATAGGTAGAAGCTGTATAGTCACCATCTACAGCATCTACTGTGTAATGGACTGTAACTACAAAACCATCAGAAGTTAATCTGTCCATCTGCACTACATTCCATGTAAAGTTCATTTTTATTCCTTATTTAGATTCTAGTTGTGCTACACGCTTACGCAAAGATTGAATTTCTGCCCATAAAACAGGCACAAGTGAAGAAGCATCCATTTGTTGATAGACTGGGTTGCCATCTTTATCTACTGCATCCTTTTCGCCTGTGTGTGCATAATCAGGAGTTTCGTGTGCAATAAACATTGGTCTTGCTTGTGTTGCGCCTTTCATCTTACCCATGTAAACAGGGACAGAATCAATTACTTCACCACTATCTAATACAGGGCTAATAATATCTTTAGCACGATAATCTGAAGTGACATTGTATGCAGTTAAACCAGCACCACGATTATAAGTAATTGAACCTCTTGTAGTAAATGATGCTTCAGTTCCAAATAAAATAAAATTATTATCACCTGATGTTGCGTCATTCCAAGCAAATAAAGGAACTTGTGCAGCTCCTGAAACCGCTTTAAAACTACTACTTCCAGCCACATTTAAATTGCCATCAAAAAATGCGCTAGTTGCAGTTGCGTTTATTAACAATCTACCACTAGAGTCAATACGCATACGCTCTGTATTATTTGTGAACCAAGTATGCAAACCACCTGTTCCAGCCGTAAAAGAAAGCTGAGTATTATTTACAAATCCAATTCCATAACTATTGCTTGTTTGGGAGGTGCTTGCTGCTCCATCATCATAAACACGAACTGCATTTGCATATCCATTATTACCAATAAATTGTGTTCCAAAAGACAATTTTACAGCAGGACTACTAGTACCAATGCCTACATTACCAGAGCTATCAATACGCATACTCTCAACACCACCTTCTGTGAAGGCAATAGTATCGGCTGCTGGGAAGTAAATACCTGTGTTGGTATCACCTGTAGTGGTAATAGCTGGTAGTGATACTGTGCCAGCAGAGAATGTGGCTACACCGCTTGCAGATAAAGTTCCAGTAGAAGTTGCGCCAGTTGTGGTTAAACCTCCAGCAGTCAATGTAGTGCCATTAAATGTCATATTGGCAGAATCTGTTAGTAGACCGCCAGTAGTAGCATAAGTAACCCTAGTAGCAGTAAGACCTGTATCTGTAAGACTAGAAAATACACCTACACCACCAGCACCAATTAAAGCATCAGCATAGGCTTTAGTAACTGCATCTGTAGAAAGTGTAGGAGTACCAACATTTATAATTTTGCTAGTAGCCATATTCAAAGCACCAGACATAGGTGTCTGACCATCTGATGCTACTGACTGAGTTAAGGCATCTGCTATGTTTTGCATAGTAGTATTAGCCCAACTACTTGTAATAGTTGTGCCTGTGACTACTGGGTTACCAGCAGGTAGGGTGTATGTACCGCTTCCGTTTCTACTCATTTGTTGCTCCTTGTTTGCCTGCTCGCATTAATGCAGCTAATTTACTTATATCTGATTTTCTCATCTGAGTTGCACCTGCTCTTGCACCCATAGAAGCTGCTGCTAGTCCAAGACCTAATGGGGCATTTACAGCAGTTGTTAAGATTGATGGAATACTGCTTACAGAACTTGTAGGGGCAAATTTACCAATAAAGCGTAAGGCATTTTGTCCTGCTCCACCTTTAGCAGCTTTTTTAATGGCTTCTTGTTCTTCTTGGGTAAATAAACGCATTTTCTTTTCATTTTTAGCTAACTGTCTAATCTGTTGAGCTAATGAATTTTCAATGCCTGACATACTAAATTTACTCTTGTCTAGCTGTGCATTTTCAAGCATATCGGTAAATACTTCGGATTTGCTTAGTTTTGAATATGCATCTCTAGCTTCTTTCCATTGTTTTAAGCCTTCTTTGTTACCGCCTACAACAGAAGACTCAGGAATGTTAGAAACATAATTGTCAAAGTCATCTTTAAGAATGGTAGCAATTCGTCTTTCATCAGGGTCTACACTCTTTTGTGCTCCTTGAATAAACTTACGCAAAGTGCTTAATTCATTGAAATCTTTAGGAATTCCAGCTTGAGTCATTTCGTCTAAAGCTACTGACAATTTAGGGTATAACCTAGGGTCATATCCTTCATTACGCAAATCTTTTTGAATTTGTTTCATGTTACTAGCAAAGTTTTCAGCATTTAATTCAACGCCTGATTCTCTTGCACTTGTAAACAAGTTTTTAGAAGTTTGAGCTAATTGTTCCGCACTTGGGGCTGTTTTTACTATTGAAGGTGGTCTACGCAAAGCTTGAGCCATATCAGCCATTGCTGGTTTAGCCATTTGACCAGCTTGTTGTGCCATTGGTTTAACCATTTGACTAGCTTGAGCCATTGAAGGAATCATACCAATATTACCCATATAAGGAGGTAATTTAGAAGCTCCTACAGCCTCACCTACAGCACCCATCATTTCGTTTCCAGCAGGTGTTTTAGGTTGATATTGCAATTTATTAGCTAACTCACCGCCAGCTTGTTGTGCTTCTTGAACGCCTTGTTGAGTACCCAAATTAGGGCTTGTTAAGCCTCTAGCAACGCCATAGGCAGCTCCAACAGGTTGAGCAATAGCACCACTAGCCATTGTGCCAGCAACCTCTCCTAGACCTTTTAATCTGTCCATCATAGAGCGTTGTGGCTCTACAGGAGCTACGCTGCCTCTATTTTGAGCAGTAATAACAGGTGGCACATCACTAGAGATATTAGTACCCATAGTGCGTTTTGCTTGCGGAATAGGTAAGCTTTTTAAAGCTTGTCCTATAGCTTCCTGACTCATTCCATCAGGAAACTCTACATCTCCAACGCCAATCACTTCAACTATTTGTGCCATTATTCAAATACCCCAGTCATAGGATTCCAGCGTAATTTGCCCTTTTTCATTTCTGCAGGAGCACCTACTGCTGCTTCTACATCTAATTTATTGCGTTCTGCAATACCGGCATATTCACCACGCTTTTGATTAAATTGTTCTGCAGAAGCGTTATAAAGTTTATTGCTTAAATCGACAAAATCTTTGCGTTGATTTGGTGTTAATTTTGTACCATCAATCACCATTTGAGCGTAATTTTTAACTTTATCTTCAACTCCTGTTGCAGCCATAGCCATTCCCAATTCAGATTCACGAACTACTGAACCGGGGTCTAAAATCTTCATAATTTTAGTAGCTGCAGCTAAGTCACCTGCTGGTGATGCCATTTTTGCAGCTTGGTCAATTTGATTTTTAGCTGCTTTAGTTTCTTCAAAACCTTTATACACAGGCTCTGCTCTAAAATCACTACGCAATTTAAGAGCGTTATCAAAGCCATGCTGACCTGTATTAACGCTAATATTAGTGCCTTTAGATTGATTTAATTTAACTATTGTGGCGTTTACAGCTTGTAATTCTTGTGGGCTTAACTGGTCTAAAGGCTTGTTAATACCTAGCATTTGCATAGCTTGTTTAATTTCAGGAGCAGCTTTCATTCCTCCAGTAGCAATAGGATTGTATCCACCAATAGACAAATCGTAATCTAATATAGATTCACTTTCACCTACTTTTTGTGATTTTAATTTATCAAACATTGCAGCTTTTAATTGTGGAGGAGCGTATTGACTTGTCCCTATAGCAAATTTTTCTTGAGGAGTTTTAGCTTGTGCATAGGCTTGCATAACTTCTGCTTGTTTGCCACGCAATGCTTCAGCTAATTTAGATTGTTGTGTATCAGCTCTTTCACCAATAGCTTGCCCTGCTAATATATTAGCCAATGGGTTAATTTGCTGACTCCAGCTAGGTGCTACATAGTAACCACTAATCATTTGACCTTGTGGTTGTTGCATACCTTGAGCCATTAGCAAATCAGCTAATTTTCTTTGGCGGCTTACATCCTGCAATTCAGGGTTGTAGTCTAATGCTTGTTGTTCAGGAGTTAGTGCCATTATGCTTTCCTTAATGCGTTTGCTAAGTTTGAACCCGATACATCATACATTCCAGGGGATGCCGCAGTTTGACCTTGGGATGTAAACGAAAATGGGTTTTGGTTCATTTTGTATTGACCAAGAAAGTCATTAGTTTGAGTTTGAGGTCTTAAAAGATTAGCTAATTGATTTAAATTTGCACCACCGCCTGTTGTGCCTGTAGCACCACCAGTAGAGGGGCTTACTAATTTAGCAATAGAGCTAGCAGTACCTAATCCTTGTCTTACTTGATTGGCTGTTTTTAATGCTTCGGATGCACTAGATAAAAAACTTGAACCAGCACCACTTCCTAAAGCTGTTGAAAGCTCAGTAGGTGTCATGCTTTGTAACTCGGTTAATGCTTGAATAGGGTCAGGTCTAGCATTAGCAAAATCAATCATTTGCTGAGTGGTTGGATTTGAATAAATCTCAGCACCAGAAAGTCCAGGAGTGTAAGTAGCTAATGGGTCTATTGCAAAATTGCTTCCTGCAAAATTAGAGCCTAGTATTTCAGAAGTTGTTAAAGCACCGCCAGCTTCTCCAGCAGCAGCACCACCAGCTAAAGCACCTGTTCCAATAGCAGTACCAGCACCAGCAGCAAGAATGGACAAAGGAACAATCCAATCTTTAAAGCCTGACATTCCAACAGCGTTACCGCTAGTTGCTCTGTTAGCAGCTTGCCATTGTTCTTGAATAGCTGGGTCTACATCCCACCAGCCTTTATTCATATTATTTACCCAATCAGGATTAGCTCCTGTTTGCATTTCTGTTTTTACTTGCCAATCAGATGGGTCATAATTTCTAGATAAATTGTAAGCTCGTCTATCTGCTTCGGTTGCATTTTCTTTTAATGTAGAAACTTCACGACCATATTTGTCTGTTTTAGTATCTAAAATTGACGATATGTCAAAATCAGGGTTTTTTACCCATTTTTCTTCAGGAGCTGTGTCTGCACCACCGCCAATAGATGACCAAGTGTAGCCAGTAACCTCAGGAGGCTCTACATAAACTAGGTTTTCACCTCTAAACTCGTATGGCATCGTTATTCCTTAAAATATTCCAAGACCGCCATACAGTCTTTCTAAGTCGGCAGTAGATGTACCTGATAAATCGCCATAATTGCTACCATAAGCTCCAATAGTATTCATAAAGTCTTGTGAAGATGTGGCATTGTTTAATAAATTCATTCCATTATTGCCAAACAAATTAGATAAACCACTAGCAGCTTGTGAACCTAATCCTAATAATCCACCAATGCCACCACTACCTAATAAAGCAGCAGAACCCAATCCATATAGACCAGCTTGTGTTCCAGCAGTTTTAGCATTAGCAGCGTTTTGTGCAGCAATAGCAGCAGCATTTCCTGTGGTGTAAGCACCAAGGTAATCAGGCCCTGCAACGGCAGCTTGACTGTATGGGTTTACATAGCCAGGTTGTGTTGCTTGCTGGAAAGCGCCTAATTGCTGTAATGGATTGTTATAAGCAGCATAATTTTGAGCGTAATTTTGTTGCAATGCAGCGTTGTTAGCTTGTTGCTGTGCAAGGCTTTGGTTTTGCATTTGATTTTGAACTTGTGAACCAGCTAATTGCGCTTGAGTTAACAAGTCATTAGTCTTTTGACCTTGCTGTGTCATAGCTCTGTTATAGGCTTCTGTGCCAGGCACAATGCCTTGATTAGCTAATTGAGCTTGCAATCTTTCTTGACTTTGCTCAATCTGTGGTTGAAGTCTTTGATTAATAAGACCAGTAGCCTTATCCCAGCCTTCCATACCTGAATAACCTTGACCTGTTTGGGCTTGATAAGCACTTGTGTCAAAAGGATTGGCAGTAGTTTGAGCAAGACGATTTTGAATATTACTTAAAGAAGATTGTAAAGGCTGTGCTAATTGTTGATTGGCTGTCCATGTAGGATTGCCGTTAGCATCTACGCCTTGTGTGTAATTTAGGCTTGCATAAGGAGTATTTTGGTTAATTCGGTTAGCAGCAGTAGCTTGTTGAGCGCCTGCCATATTCCCTAATGTAGTAGCTTGCGCAGCTTGCACATAAGGATTTGTTGACCCAGCATAAGGATTTGTCTGTCCTGTGCTTGCTCCGCTAGTAAAACTGCTTCCTGCTCCCATAACCTTCTCCTATGCCCATTTACAATATTCTGGGCGCATTTCTAAAATGACCAAATCCCCTTCATCATGTGCGTCAGGAATAGTGGCAACATCTTTGAAACCAAGGTGTCGGTCTAGTCTAAGGGCTTTTTTATTATTCCCTGCGACTGTGCCAATTATAACCTTTAATTTCAAGGTGTTAAACGGATAATCAAAGACCTTTTTTAAAAAGTCCCTAGTCATCCAATGTTGCCCTACCGAACTTACATGAATCATGCAAGATTTACCAAAAAATCCACAATATACAACTACAGCTTTAATATCGTTATTTATTACTTGACCTAAATAATGCGCATCTTCTGGAGTGGGCATTTTATGTTTAATAGCCCAATCTTTAAGACTTTGCTGATTAAGTAATATCAAACAACACCTCCAGCCTCCATAACATAATCCGTACTAGCCCAATGCAATTCAATGTTTCTGCTTGCCACATTTAAGTTTACAGAGCCTGTATAGCCAATTCCTGTGACCCCTTGCCAAACTTTTGTAGTAATAAGACCACCAGACCATAGGTTTCCATCCCATTTAGCTGTGTCCCAAATACCTTCAGATTGTGTCAAAGGGTTAAATGACACAGCACCTAATTGAGATTGAGTGTCAAAATCTACGCTAATACCACATAAAACGGCTGGCACACCACCTGTAGATTGAAGAATAGGTCTAATCATAGTAAAACGTTTTAATTGGCCTGGGGTGTCAAAATAGCTATAGGCTTGTTGTGCGGTTGCAGTAATGTTGTTTTCATCATCAGAAAGGGTGTTGTAAAAAATACCTACAAAACCATTACTACCAAAATGCATATCGGCATCACCTGACACTTCCCAGCAATAACCTTGAATATTGACAAATCTAGCCCAAGATTTAGTAATGGTGTGCATTACATATTGCTCTATTCCATTCGGTATTGGAATGTTAAGAATAAGCATATTTTCACTAGCAAAATAGTTTATTTGCCAGCCAAATTGAGCATAATAAAGAGTTGCAGCTTGGCTTACTGCAAAATAAATTTTGTCTGTAAGGTTTACTCTAGGGTCTAGGCGGCTAGATTGCAACGCAGAAGCAAGAGGCACTAAACCATCTTGAGTAAGCAAAAGTAAATCTCCAGACCATTTAAAAAAGCACCTACGGCTAAAGGTTTGACCTAATTGCCATACGCCTTTTAATTGCCATGTGTCAGCATTGTCAGGGTCAGTTCCGTTATAAACAATTGCTTCACCCATAGAAGTAACAAATACTGCGTAGTCATCAGCACCTTGTCCAGCATCAAGTGTCCAAGTACCCATTGCTTGCAAATAGCCTGAATTTCTTGCAATACCACCAAAATATAATGGTGAAGCAACACCGCCAATAGCATCTACATCTAAATACCAGCAAGTTAAACTATCTTCTTCTGTAAAATATAAGCGGTTCTTAAACAAATTTACATTAGCAAACTTATTACTATTTACGCCTGTTATGCCTATTGTTGTGTAAGTTCCCACTACTGTTGCATTGGCGGCTGGGGCAGTAGCCATTGTGTAAGTAAAGCTACTTGCTCCAGTTACTGTAATGACATAAGTACCATTGTAATTAGATTCAGTAGCACCTGAGATTGTGACACGATTACCTGTAACCAATCCATGAGGAGCAGCAGTAGTTAAAGTAGCTGTTAAATTACCTGTGCCGCCTCTTGTAATTGTGCTGATTGTTTGTGCTGTAGTTGTTGTGGCTACATAAAACCATGCGCTACCATCATAAATCATTACAGGGTCTACACCATTACAAGCTACTAAAAACTTGCCTGCGGTGTTAGTAATGTTGACAAATTGTAATTTATCGCTAGAAATGCCACTAAATACTTTAACAGCAGGGTTAGCTTTTGTTTCCCAAATATCTGCGCCAGCAGCGCCAAATAGCTTATAAGTGCCAACTTCGGTGTAATTCATTAAAGTATTAACAGGAGTTGTAGCTTGATTTAAATATGTGCCTACTACCGTTGCATTTGTAGCTGGCGTTGATGTCATTGAATAAGTAAAAGCAGTAGTGCTAGTTACAGTAATTTTAAATACGCCGCTATAAGCTGCTGGTGTTGTTCCTGTAATAGAAACATAAGCACCTGTTACTAAACCATGCGCTGTTGCAGTTGTTAGTGTAGCTAATGAATCTACACGAGTAATACTGCTAATTGTTTTTACATTTGTAGAAGTAGTTAAAATAGACGATACGCTATAACCTTTACGCATAGTCACATCAGTAGGGGTAGGATACCAATTTACTAATTGCACAGCGTCAGTAGGACTCATATTTGCAAGAGAATCCCTAGCATTCCAGCCACCAATAGGTGCTGGCACAGAAGCTGTTTTAGCTGTGTTTTGTTTTGCTCTTTGTAATAGCATTATGAGCCATAGCCTGTATCAGGGATATTAGCGTAACCAATAAGCACTTTGCTTGGGTAAGGAGCAAATGACAAATTAGGTGCGCCTTTGTCATTAGCTTTAGCAATAGACAATACACGCTGATAATCTTGGGAAACGACTGTAGTGTCAAAGCCTTTAATGCCCCAATATTTCATTTTGGTAAACAAAACTAATAAGCGGTCATCATAAACAGTCGTGTCTGAGTCGGCAGTAAAACTGTTTTTAATTGACCCATCTGCGCCTCTTGCCCAACCTTTTGACCTGTATTCCCAGCCTAAATACTCTTGAGTATTCATAATAGGCCATATTTGGAATTGGTTATCTAGGATACGCCAGCGAATTCTAGGGCCTGTAGAGATGTAACCAGACTTTAGCCATTGCCATTGTTGTGCATCTTCACCTCCCAACATTTCCCAATGTTTCGATTTATCCCACATCGTACGATTAGTAATCGTTTCAAAGTCAGCAGGTAAATCATAAGCAGTCTGAGCGCATACGACTGATTCCAAGCCACTACCTGTAGCCATTTGGCTCATTACTACCACTTTAGTAGTGTTATTTGCGCTTACAACATAAGTGTCTTGGGGGATGTTATAGCCTGATAACTGCCATTGGCTATCAACATTACTTAAATCTGTGCCAGCCTCAAAAGTTAATGTAGTAGAACCATTAACAGTTGTGGCATTGGCGGTTAAAGATTGCGTGTAGAAACGATACTGCACTTGGAGTGCTTGCCAATCATATTCTTTTAGCAAGTCATAACCAGAACCATTCATCAAAGCAAGAATTTGTTGCACATCTTGTGATGTATTGCCGATTACAAAAGATGGAACAGCCAAGTTTAGCTCGGCTGCGGTCTGTTGCACCATTTGAAGCATCGTTTGTGACATATTAAGCCTCTACTACTTTCGGTTTGCGTGATTTTGGAGTCTTTTCCGCAACAGCCGCAAGTAGCGCTTCCATTTGTTCTTGCATTTTGGATAGCTTCGCATCTGTTTCAGCCTTGATTTTATCATTTTCTTGGCGTAATGCTTGCAATTCTGCTTCTCTTTGGGCTACTTCTGCGGAATCGTTAGCCAAATTCAAAAATGCTTTAGCTTTTAAGCGGAAATTATGGGGACTCATACCAGCAACCATGCCAATACGCTGTAATTGTTGGTCAGAGCAGTCAGCAATAGCTTCTACTGTGTAAAATTTAAGACCACGCAATTCTTCAGCTTGGCTACGAGTAATTTGAGGCCATTGGTCTAAAGGTGTGCCAACAACATCTTCGTGTCCTGCTGTTTGGTTCTGATAATGCGCCCATTGGCGAGGAAAACGCTGCTTATGGGATTCTTGTGCGTAAGTGTCGATTTCTGTCAAATTATCGCCAGGAATCATAATTCTTACAAAATCGAATTCTTTAAAAATTGGTCTGCCTGCCTCGTTTGAAGCGTCTTCTTGCTTCATACTTTTTTTATAGAATTGGACTGCTAATCTTGAATCTGCGCCTTGAATATCGCTTTCTATTGCCATTTTTAATTCTCCAAAGTGGTTTGGGTTATAAAAAAAAGAAAAGGGCTACCCTTTTGAGATAGCCCTCGTTTTACTACATTTTCAATTTAAGAGGGTTAACCTATTAAACAGAAGCTGCTGAGAACCAACCGTAATCGCCTGAAGCCATTGCGACTGTTGGTGCTAAGTAAGTACCAGCAGAAGCGGTAGCTACAAAGGTTGAAGCGTTGATAGAGCAAGTTGCTGTGTTAGCTGTAATAGCTGCACCTGCTACTGCCCATACATAACGACGACCATCTGACGCATCTACTTGTGCGCCTAATGGGCCGAATGTTGGTACTGTTGTTCCGTTAGCAGCCAATTCAGTAACAGTTTGTGTGTCAACTAAATCAACTCCTGATAGGGGGGTAATGGTATATGCCATGATATTTTTCCTTAAATGTTAAATGGACAAAATTAGAAAGGGCTTTCGCCCAATCTATTAGGTTGTCAACAAGCCTTGCAAGAAGCTATTAGATGTTGTCAAGTTACCAGCCCAACCGTAGAGCTTCACGATTGCGTCTTGGTTGATTGACTGACGCTCGCCACCAATAGGTACAAAGTTACGCTCTTTGTGTGGGCGTAAGAAAATGTAATTGGTGTTCAAGAAATACATATAAGTAGCTGTTTCCTGTGAACCATAACCACCACCCAATACCACATCGGCAGAAGTACCGCCACCGTAGAACTTGAGGGAAGCAAAACCAGCAGCGCCAGATTCTTCAGCAGCAATACGCTGAATAGCTTGCAATGCGCCTACATAGTAGGAATACATTGTGTTACCAGCAACAATTAAGTCAGCTTTGTCTGTGCCACGAATCTGTTTGATAGCAGCGTCAGTCATCTTAGACAAAATGTTACCGCCAGAACCACCAGTAGCACCAGTAGTGATTTGGTTCTGCCAGAATGTCCATACTGCACGGTTAATACCACCGTAAGTACCTGTAGTTGGAGAAACTGCAACAGCAGCGCCCAAACCATCCAAGTTCTTACCACCGTTACCAGTACCGTTGCCATACAAGTCACCAGAAATACGGTTCAACAAGCGAGCTTCGGAAACTTGCATACGACCATCTAACAAGTCAATGATTGCTTCTTTAGAGCTGTTTTGCAACATCTCAAGACCAGACATAGTAACTGCGTCAGCGTACTGAGCAATTTTGAACTGAGCAGCAGAAATAGGGCTATCTGGAGCAATGTTCAATACTTCATATCCGCTATAAGAGTTAGCGTTGTTTGTGGCGCTATCGTCATACATAATTTCTTCGAGAATCACATTACCGCCTGAGAATGGGCGTACATTGCCCTTCTGGTTCAAGCGCTGAAGAATAGCGTTGTTTTGTGTTAAGTTGTCTGCCAATTCACCGCTACGACTTTGAATAGTGGTAGCGATAATATCGGTAATTGCTGAGTTAGCGAATGCCATGATATATCCTTAAAAAAATGTGCCAAAATTGGCTAGTTAAACCCGACGACTCATTGCTTCACCTAATTGGTCGGCAATTAAAGACCGTCTATCCTTTTTATCTTCTGGGTTACTCACTTTTCCACTAGGAGTAGTGGACTTAGGACTAACCGCAGCAGCCTTAGCCTTCGCTACTTGCTGTGCTTTGATTGCTGATTGTTTGGCATCTTTCAAGAGTCTATCTTGCTCTAATGCCCATACATCATCATTCATACGCACGGCTTTCTTGTAGGCCGTTTCTAGGTCTTGGGCTTTCCCTAGCTCAAGTAATTGAGCCATTTCTTCCCTTACCACATCAAAATGCGGAAAATTCTCCACATCACTTCTTACTCTTTCAATTTCACCCATTAAGCGTTGATTTTCTTCTTGAGCAAATCGACCTTTAATGCTTGAAACTTCTTGATTTACCATGTTTAGTTGGTTCATCAGTTGTTGCGTGTATGGGTCAAGCTGTGTTGCCTGACCATTTCCTGATAATTGTATACCATAGTCTGCCGCAAGTCTTTGAAACACTTGGACTTTCTGTTCCATTGGTGCGTTAGACAAAATTTGCTCTGCACGAACCAAATTTTCAATGTATTGAGTAGGTTGTATTCCTCGTCTTTGCAAGTTATCTGCAAATGGAGCAATAGCATTTTCATAAGATTTAGCTCTGTCAGCTTCAGCTTTATAAGTGCTTACGCCTTTCTTGTATTCAGACTCACGCTGATTAGCGTACTCGGCAAACTTAGTAAAATCTTCCTTACTAATCTGCTCACCAGCTTCCATCTTGTCCCAAATTTGGACATATTCTTTTTTCCAGGTTGATGGGCGAGTTACAGGTTTGACTTCTTCTGCTGCCTCCTGAGCATCATCCTTGTCCGCAAGTTCAATAGCATCAAGGACTTCGGCAGATTCCTCGTTACTTGACCCGCTATCTTCCTCTTTAGCGGACTCCTTGGCAATAATGTCCGTTTCATCAGCTTCAATGTCTTTTTCGATAGGTGGTTCAAGATTGCCTTCCTCTGCTGCGTCTAAAGCAGCTTCTAATAAATCTCTGCGGTCTAAATTTTCTTCTGACATGGTTTTTCCTTATCTTAGTTTGGCGTAGGCTAATTCAGCAATTTGTCGCTTTCTTGCTTCTTGTGACTTTTTGCTCATTTCGGGGGCTTTTTGCTGCATTGGCACATCATTACCAATCTCAATACAATGGTTGCGCTTTAAGTTTTCTCTGTGTTTAGACCGACTGTCTACCCATGTGCCATCAGCCATAGAAATATGACCTTCAATGTCAGGAATAACCATAGGGGCTTCTCTATATGTCATTTCTTGTTTTTGCTTCCAGGCTTCTTCAGCTTCTGGGCCTTCAAAAGGCAAATTCCAATAAGCAAGGTATTTTTCCCTGTCATCGTATTGATTAGGGTCATACTCCTCATGGTCTACTTTGCAACATGGGCAAGTTACCGTGATTTTTACCAAAGCCATTACATTCTCCTTATTAAATCGGGTATTTTGTGCAACTCATCTTCTTCAACAGTCACAATAGAGTCGTACCATGTGCCGTGTTTCCAGCGCCAGCATTTAAACTCTTTCTTAGGCATGATTACAATGGTTTTAACGCCCAAAGCACCTGCTAGGTGGGCTATGCCTGTGTCTACTGTTACAAGTCCCTTACAAGCTTTTAAATGGCTTGCAGTCTTATTCCAATCTTGTTGCCAACCATCTTTAGGTAATGGACTCCAAAACCTATCTTCTTCAGGATTAAATGAATAAGCGTCAGGGCCTACTAATTCAAGCATTGTTTCTGGGCGCATTGTGCGCACATAATGTAAAAGACCTTTAGAGGTAGACCAATTAACTGCTAGTTTTTTAGGGATGTTGCTAGGAATAGCGTCTAAATAACCTTCTGAGCCTACAATCTTCTCTAAGTTGCATGGAAACAACGCTCTTGCATAAGCAGGGGCTAAGCTAATGTAATAAGGCAACGAAATAATGCCAATCCAGTAGTCTGACTCTGTAGCTATGCCTTCTTCTGGCATATTAGTAAAGGTGTCAACGCAATCCATTTGCCCAAATAGCGTATGTAATGAGCCATGTTGTAATAAAACAACAGACTTAGCGCCCATTACCTTTAAGAATGGCAAAAATCGTGCGTATTGAATGATGTCGCCAAAACCTTGCTCTGCTTGCACAGTAATGGTTTTCCCTAATAGGGATTCACCTCTCCATACGGGCATTTTTAACTTTTGATGGTATGGCTGTGCTTGATTAGCAATAATCTCAGGATGCCATCTATATTCAAAAAGCCTAAATCCAGCGTCTAAGCGACCAGCATGGAGGTGTTCGTAGGCTTTCTTGTATTCCGTGTGTGGGTTTAAAGTAAGAGTGCTAATAATGCTTCCTCATCGTCTAATTCTGCTTGCCGTTTTGCTTCTAAGACTGCTAACTCTTGTTCTAATCTGAGTTTTGCACTTCTCATTGCTACTGCGGTTTGCAGGTCTTGTTGCTGTTTAACAAGATTAGCGATGTATCGGTCAATGTTTGCTAGGTTTGACGGTATATCAACGCTAACTTCTTGATTGGATTGTATATTAGTTTGTTTGCGTTTGCTTACTTTTGGCGGGTCAACCAAATCAGCAATTGTTTGTTTGCGTTTTTCAGCGTCAGTTTTTAACGCATTAATACGCTTTTCTTCGGCAATTCTAAGTTTCTTTTGTAAAGCCTTATAGCGTTTCTTTTCTTCTGGTGTCCAAGCGTCATCACCACCTTGTTTTGTTGGTGGTGTAGGGGTAATGTCTATTTGAAAGGCATTATTTTGAAACGCATTTATTTGGAAAGCTGTAGTCATTACTTATCCAAACATTAAGAAAAAGTTACTGTTTGTTGCGCTTGGCGTATAAACAATAAAGATAACACCTTGTGAGCCAGCACCACCAGTACCAAAAGTACCACCAGTTTGAACTCCACCACCAGCACCGCCACCGCCATATACGCCTGTATTTGTTGCGGCTGCTGTAGCAATACCACCTTGTCCACCTTTACCACCGCCACCGCCAATAGTATTAGCAACATCTATACCTGAACCACCTTGACCACCAATACTTGCTGAACCACCACCAGCTCCACCGCCACCAAAAGTTCCGTTTGCTCCGTTACCAGCACCGCCAGCTGCACCGCCAGTTCCACTAAAGTTATTACCGCCATTACCGCCTACAGATGAAGTTCCATTTGTTCCGTTAGAGCCACCACCATTGCCGCCACCACCACCACCAGTAATTGTCCCAGCTAAACCGCCAACTCCATTACCACCAGTACCACCTATTCCATTAGGACCACCAGCACCACCACCACCACCTGAACCATAGCCTGTGGAAGCAATTGTTCCAAATCCACCAGCACCGCCTGTACCACCAGCAAAAGTACCTGTACCGCCAGCACCGCCTGATGAAGTAGGGGTTGTTGTGGCTGTTCCTACACTACCGCCACCAGCGGTATTAGTAGTGTTAAATGTAGTATTTCCCCCAGCAGCATTAGCGGAAGAAGTACCAATTGTGTATGGAATTGCACCTGTTAAGGTTTGGTTAGTTAAGACTGTATATCCACCACCGCCACCGCCACCACCTGCGGCTCGGTTATTTCCTGATACTGCGGCAGTAGCACCACCGCCACCAGCACCAATCATGTGAATAGTGTTACTAGAATTATTCCAATCTGCTGGAGTTGTCCAAGAAGTGCCTGTGGTTAATAAGTAGGCTTTAACTGTGGTTGGTTGAAACAATATGCCAGCGTTATTACCACCATTGGTAGAGTTTGCACCAGCATAAACAAGGTAGGGGTTTGATGCACCTAAAGTGTAAGAAAAGTTAATACTTTGAATGGACATGTAGTCCATAGATATTGTTCCGCTACCCGTGTATATTATATTTCTTTGAACAGTAGGGCTTAGTGAATTTACAGTTACTACATTTCCCGCAGTTCCAGTTACAGTCCAGTTTGCAACACTAATACTTCCAGCATTAAGAGATATTGTATGTGCTACTGTTTTTGTACTTGCCAATTCTGTAAACGAAGGTAAATTAGAGCCAGCGGCAGTTATTGTTAATGTTGATGTTCCTGTTGTGCCACCAATAGTTAATTTATTAAACGCTAATTGACCACCAGCAAATGTTCTTGCACTTCCAGAAGTATTGCTTAATACTATGTTTGCTGTATCTTTATTAAATGTTAAGTTTGTTATTGTTCCCGTATTCCAAACTGTTCCAGTACCACTTAATGTCCAAGTACCTGAACCCATAGTAAGAGTTCTAGTGTTGGAGTTTGAACTACTAAATAATCCAACTGTTACGTTTTGATTACTAGCGTTAAATGTACCTGAACTTAAAGTTAAAGTTCTTGTATCACCCATTGTTAGGTTGTCACCAAGAGTTACAGTAATTCCCACACCATTAATTGTTACAGAAGCTAATGTTTTGCTTGCGGTTGTTAATGTTCCTGTGCCAGTTAATGTAATAGTGCCTGTGTATGTATAGGTCATTCCAACAACAAGCGTAATACCGCCAGCAACAGTAATTGCTATGTTTCCAGCTAATGTGCCAGTAAATCCTGTACAAGTAATGGATTTAGCTCCTGTATTACCTGATGAAATAGTGCAAGTACCAGTAGAAAGATTGGTAAAAAATACATCGTCTGCTGTGGTTGGAACAGATGCACCGCCACTACCGCCTGAACTAGTAGCCCATTTAGTGCCAGCAGTACCATCCCAGTTCGCTGTGCCACCTACCCAATATCTATCAGCCATTACTCTGCCTGTGGTGGATTAAAGCGTACACCATCCCATGTGTATCCAATATCACAAAATGGAATTTCCACCAAAGTGCAACCTTCAGGTGGTAGGTCGGTTACTTCGGCAACAATAATGTTGACAACTACATTGTCTTTAATAACAGCACAATTCATTTAATCTCCTTATGCAACAGCAACGCAACGCCAATCGGAATTGGCTACGTTCCATACAAAACCAATGTCTAAACGGCTTGTTCCTGACGTTGTTGTGGGAAGGGCTACAGTTGATGCTTCAAAAGATGTACCCCATGTAATAGCAATAGAGGTTGTTCCTGTAATTGAAATCCACAGTTTTTGTCCATTGACAGGTGTACCAGTTAAGTTTGTAGAAAAGTTAGTAATAGCTACAGATTGACCAGTAATAACCATCATGTCATAACTATCGGTATTTAAGGTAGGTGTAGCAGAATTAGCAGTAGAAGCTAATACTCTAGGGTTAATACGAGTATTGCTTACAAGAGTAAATGTACCAGCAGCAGGGGTTATTGCACCTATTGTTACGTTGTCCATTTCTCCTACATAGGTAGGGGCAATCTCAATAGAATTAACACCTGTAGGCTTTATGTGGACATGACCTGTACCAGTAGGGCTAATGTCAATTTGTGCGTTTGCACCATTAATGTTTGTAGCTACATTAATTGACACATTATCGCCACCACCGCCACCCATGCTAATTTGCGTAGTACCAGCAGAGTTTTTAAGGGACAAGCCAGCAGAGTTTGTAGCTTGAACAGTTGGGGTTGTAACGCTAGTAAGTGTTGCTGTACCGCCAGTAATAGCTACAGCATTGGCATTTTGCTCTGCCATTGTGCCAAGACCTGTTAAGGTATGGTCAGCGTTCCAATCACTAGGGCGTACTAAACTGGTATCTGCATCATCAGGAATAGTGCTGACTTTAGTGTGCTTTACGGTTATTGCCATTATTGAACACCTACAATTTTGCCATCAGCCCCACGCACTACAGTCTTTGGTTGGTTTAACTTGTTCATCATTTCTGCAAGCATCATAGCCATTTGGCTGCTATTGTTATTAATTGCATTGGCTACAGTTTCCATTGGGTTTTGCATTGCTTGAGCCATATCTTGCTCGTTAGCATAAGCCATTGCACCATCTGAATCGTCAGAACCAATCCTTGCTACCTCAATCTTAGCCCCGTTATTAATGTGAGCCAACATAACTTGAGTATTGCGCTCTGTCATCATCTTCATTTGGGCTACTTTTAGCTCCATCTCTCTATCCATTTGATTGCGTTGTTCTTCAAGTTGGAATTTGAGTTGGTTTTCTTGCGCCTGGTATTCTTGTTTAGCTTTCTCAAGCTGCATTTGACCTTGTAGTTTAGCTTGTTCAAGTTGTGCTTGTGCTTGCATCTCACCTTGGCGAGCCTGTAACTTAGCTTGCTCAATTTGCATCTGCATTTGCATTTTTTGCACTTCTGGTGGTGGTGGTTTTGGCTGACCAGCAGATTGTTGTGCTTGCATACGCAGTTTGTCAGCAGTTTCGTCAATAATACCTTCGAGTTGCTTACCAGCTTTAAACGCAGTAACGCCAAATTTGAGCATTTCAAGAGCCATAGGAGCAAGTTCAGGTGATTGCTGAACCATTGGCACAGCTTGTTGCATAAATCCACCAACAGCGCTTAAAAATGCCATTCTGTCAGCTTTTTCTTGCTGCTCATCTTGGTAAATCATGGAGTCAGAAGTGACTTCTATGCGGAAATTCTTAGCCGCTTCGTCACGCAACAATCCAATAGCTTGTGGAATCAGTTGTCTGTCTTGTTCAGACAGTTGCATTGCGCCAGAAATCTTAACAAGCGTTTCATCAGTAAAATGATTGCAAATAATCTGCGCTTTAATGCTTAAAAGTGAAGTAGCAAAGTCTACGACTGCGTGTTGCTGAGTTTTTAAGCGACCAGCAGCGTTGTTTGACTTAATAATTTGAGCGCCCAATGTCTCGCTTGGGTCAGTTTGACCACGCTGAATGTCAGCAATACCCATTAATTCGTAAATCTGACCTTTAACTTGCTCCATTGCCTGATAGCAAGACATCAATGCGCTTGCAAAAGGGGTTAAATCGACTAAATCAATAGCACCTTTCATGCCTTGCTTCTCAGCAAATGCCATCCAGTTACTTACTGGAATCATGGTGTTGTTTTCGCCTTCAGAGAATAAGCGTTGTAGCTCACTTGCTGAAGCATCGTATACACCACGCACTTTAAGAGCATTAATCAAGCCATCAATTCTGTCGCACAGAACATCTAATTCTCTAGCTTGGTCTTGGTAAATAGTAAAGTCAGGAATTGGCTCTAATGAATCAGTAGTTAAAGTAGCATAAAGTGGCTTTGGACAAGGCCAAAAGTTCTCTAAACCTAGTGGGTCATCACGCTCATCAATAATTTTGCCTAATGACTTAGAAATCCACAATACTTTGCCTGTTTCTTTGTCCCAAATCTCATAGATAACGGCTTCATATACGCCATCATCAGATTTGTAAGATTGTTTTAAGTCGTCAGGTTTGGTGTCTAATGGGATTTTGTAGCCCATTTCTTCGCCAAAACGCTCAACAAGAGCAGGGCGGCTCATATACACTCTGCGCCATACTGCGGTTACTTCTTCCCATGTTCTAGCAATGGTATGCCCAAAGTCACGCCAATGAACATAGTCTACAGGGCAGCACTCATACTCTATGCGCTCTTGGTCTTCATTCTCCATTGCTGCAGGAGTTTCAGCTTCGTCACTATCTTCAGTAACACTAAAGCCATCATCGGGCGCACCATCAGCTTCATCAGCCATTTCACCAACAATATGCGGCTCATAACGAACCCAAGCTACACCACGACCACCTAATAAGCGGTCTAATACTGCGTTATTCATTGCTGATTTGTAGTCACCATAATGCTCAATCTCAAACTCTAATGCCCTTTCGAGCATCATTGAGGCTACTCGACCAATAGGGTCATTATCTCTAAATCTACGGCTGACGTCAGGACGTGGAAGTCTAGCAAAAATAGCTGGCTGGATAGTTTGAACATTTGACCAAAGGATATTAAATCTAGCATTAGGGTTTCTGTCATAGCGGCTATCATCCTTGTATTTTTTAACAATGCGGTCTACTCTGGCTTCCCAACGCTTATATGAGCGCTCATAGCCCATAATCGTCTTATACCAATCTTCGTAACTGTGGTCTACAGTTGCCTTATCATTTGCCATCAAATTCTCCCTGCTGTCTTGACTTTAGTGTCTTTCCACAAGTCATTTAAGCTAACTTCGGTTTTACCTACAAACAGCCCTTTAATCGAGTCATCTTTATGGGGCAACTTCGCTTCTTCTTTCCAGGCAATACTTAACATCCTAAATGCGTCAGCACCATGAGAAGTCCAATCGTGCCTAGGTTTATCCCTAAATACTTTCTTGTCCTCATCGTATTCACGCTGGTATTGCCGCAAACATTCAATGCCATCCTCACATCTATGGTCAAACCAAGCTCTAGTTAACGCTAGTCGTGTTGCTTGTATTCCATCTTGAAGTGACAAACTTGGCACAATTTTCATAGATTTTAACGCAATTTTGTCTGAAAGTTGCTCAATTATGCTTCTATTTGACGCAAGTGTCTTTGCTCTTGCATCGTGTGGTAAATAATGAGTGCCATAAACATAGCCTCTTTCACGCTCTCTTGATTGAATAATTCCGGCGTAAAAAGCTACTGGTTGACCATTACTTGAATGGTAATCAAGCATACGAATCTCGCCATGCACTACTTGAAACCACCATATAGCTGTGTCATCTGAATAGCCCAAGTCCCATGCTGTATGCACAGGAAACATAGGGTCATATTCAATATCAGTAATTCTGCCTTGGTCAGTCAGCTGGCGCATTTCTTTACCATAGTAAGCACCAAGAATGGCAGACTCAAAGTCACATTCGAACTCTTGCAAGTATTGGTCTTGCGTCATTGATTTGGCGGCATCTTCCAATTCTTCTTTGGCAAGCAAGCCTGTTTGACTAGCCCTTAATGTTTTGGCATACCAAGTGTCTGACTTAATGGCATTGTTATAGATGTCCCAGAATGCGTTATGACCTTTGGGAGTTCCAATAAAGACTGCCCATCCAAGCCTATCGGCAAGCAAAGGCCGAATAATCTCGCCCCAAATACGAGGGCGCATATCTGCATATTCATCTAGGACAATCCCATCAAGGTATAAACCTCGTAAAGAGTCAGCATTATCAGCACCAAACAACCTAATCCTTGCGCCATTTATTAGTTCCACCCATAGTTCTGATTGATTAGCTTTAGCCATTACAGGCTTACTAAATCTTAATAGGTAGTCCCAGGCAATATTCTTAGCTTGGCTGTAATAAGGTGCAACATAGGCATATCTGCCATCTTCTTTGCCCTCTATTAGTGCCTTGTAGATTAATTCATTTATGCAGCTAACAGTCTTACCGCAGCGTCTATGCGCTACTATGACAGCCCAGCGCTGTTGTCTTTCATGGAAGTCTAAGAATACGCTTCTTGGACAATAGTCCAATTCAACCTTTAGTTCTTCTTCCAAGACACCACCATGCGTTGTGGAGCTTTTTCATCACCTACTACTTCGCTTCTAGCTAATTTAGGCATTGTGTATTCCAGTGCTTTGAAATAAAGGTCTAAGCGTTTAGCAGGGTCTTCAATGGAATTAAGCCATTCATCGAGCTTATCAACATTGGCAGAGGTAAAGGCAGCAATGGCAGCTTTAACCTCGCCTGTGGCCTTATTAGGCACTCCTGCGGGCCTTCCTGCGCCTTCTCTAGCGCCACCTTTGATAGATTTTGATTGTTTTTCAGCCATACATTCTCAAGTGGTTGATTTGTATAGGCAGATTCTACACTAATTGCAAAAATACAACATAAATAAAAATATTAGGGTAAGTCCCTATACAAATATTGTAGCAATATGTTACATTGGAGTCATGCAGTAACTCATCAATGTTTTTAAAAGGGGATTTAAATGAAACAGACAATTAACTCAACACAGTTCCATGATGCCTTTCATAAAGCTGGTAGAGCCACTCAATTTAGCTATGAAGCATTAGAAGTATTGTTTAACTACTTTAAACAGCTTGAAGGTGATACAGGTCAAGAAATTGAATTAGATGTAATTGCTATTTGCTGTGAATTTAATGAGTCTGAACCTAATGAGATTGCTAATGACTACAACATAGCATTAGAAGGTGAAACAGATATTCAAGGCCATGTATTAGATGTTTTATATGACCATACTCAAGTTGCTGGTGTTTGCTCTAACGGCAATATTGTTTTTGCAGCATTTTAAGGAAGAAACAACATGACTTCATTAACTAATACAGCATCTTGGGTGGTGGTTTACAAAGATAGTAATAAACCTGTAATTGAAATATTTAGCCAAAAAACAGCTAATACTATCCAAACCAAACATTCTGACATTTACAAAGTAGTACCAATCTTGCAATATCTACAAGACTTTAATAGGGGAATTAAATGAACGCATATTTTATTAAATGTATTAGTGCTGAAGGTCTATGTGGCATTTCAACTACTTTGTATTACTTTGAAAGCCAAGCCCAACAAATAGCAGACGAACTAAATGCTAAAAAAGACGGCTATACCTATTCAATTTATTTTAAAAATATTTAAGGAAAATCAAATGAAACCAATTTTATATCGTACCGATTGTGTTTATACCTGTGTACGCAGGGGCTTTACTGAACAAGATGTATGGCGTGATGCTTTAGGTGTATTTGAACCATTGCTTGCTTTTGCGGACAAATTGCCTACTTTAGATGCGCCAAATTGTTTGCCTTCGGGCCATACAACTAAAAAAATCTTTTGTGATTTTATTTGCAGGGAGTAAATTATGACTTATGACATTAAACGATGGCGAAACATTCTAGGAGTTTCCCAAGAGAAAGCAGCGGAACTCTTGGGGGTTCATCGAGTAACCTATACTAGATGGGAAAATGGTAACTTTGCAATTTCTAAGCCGGTTGAATTGGCCTGTGAAAGTTATGTATCTCATTACCCTGGCAATAGTTCTAATAAAGCTATTTTAAAGGCCAGGGATGAATACGAGCAGGCTTATAAAGTCTATTTTAATGAATCACCAAAAGGCAAACATTTAGTTTCTACGCCTTGGCTACACAATAAATACAAATTAATAGACTTTACTCCTGTCTGTAACCTTTAGCTTTTAATATTTCATCAAATGCTTGAGTTAGCTGGCCTTGTCGGTCAGCTTCTCTTGCTGTAGCTCCCATTTGAGTGTAATCAGGTCTTTCAAAATATTTACGGTCTATTCCTTCTGTAGATAATCCTGGTCTTACCTTTAATCCTGGAATTGTGCTTTTGGCTTTATCTACCATTTCTTGCAAGCTTACAGAATCATCCCAACCACCTTTAAATATCAATCCTTCTCCGCCGGCTCTGTGTTGAACAACGGTATCGCCAAAACCACCTAATGCTTTATTTAATTCTTTAATATCTTCATTTGTTAAAGGTTTGCCATTTCTAGTAAGTAATGCTGCATTTCCTTTGGATAAATCGCCATAAGGCAATGGCGTCACTCTAGTAACTGCTGCTCCTGCTTGCTCAAGGTTTTCTGCGGTCTGGGCTACATCTTTTAATAATGAAGGATTTTTTCCTACATTTAAAGTTCTTTGCGCTTTAGCTACAAACAATGGATTGCTTTCACCCTCCCAAAATCCTTGTCTTTGCGCTACATCACGCAATAGCGATGGGCTGGCTGCTGTTTCGTAACGCTGACGGCTTAATAATTCAGCTTCAGGATTACCAGAAGCATTTAAAAGTGTTTTGCTAGGTGTTACTGCCGCTTCTGTAGTAACTTGAGGCCGATACAACGGGCTTGCTGCTCTAGCTAATACTTGAGGATTTTTTGCCAATAATGCTGCTCCTGGCGCTGCCATCAACGCTGCATTGGCTAAATCACCGTAATTTTGACCTTGTTCGTATGCCGCATAATTAGGGTCTGTGATTGGGTTTTTAGGCTGCATCGACGGCAAACCTGTTGCAGATTCTAAAAATCCTGTAACAGCTCCAGCCTTTCTAGGTTTATTTAAACCCACTTGCATTTGAGGATAACCAACATAGGCTTGTTGTCCGTCATTTAAACGAAGTAAATCAGCCAATTCTTTTAAAGTTGCCATAACAAATCCTATGCAATGTCGGGGTCGTGAATCTTATTCATAGCAGCGTGTAATGCTTGTTTACGCTTCATGCGCTGATTGGCTTTTTTGTCAAGAATGTCGTATTCGCTATCTACTTCTAGCTCTGGCGGTTTCTTTTTGTTTTGGCGCTTTGCTTGCATCTTGTCTAATGTGGACTCATGCTCTGAGCGCAACATAGCGTCTGCTTTTTTGTAATTGCGTGTCATGTGTTTCATTACATATCCTTCATTTTTTCAGTAATGACTTCTTTTCTTGTCTTGGCGGCCTGTTTAAAGTCTGAAGCACTTGGCGCACCTTTGCTACCAGCTTTGCGCATTTTTTCGCCAGAACCTTTGGCTATACGCTCACGCTTAGCGTGAATATTGGCATAAAGACCAGGTTTCATTCTGCTTCACGCTTACCAAGAAAACGACCATAAGCTTCTTCTAAAGTAGCTTTACGCTTTCCTTTAGCATTATCACGCTCAACATTGAGAGCAATGGCGACTGCCTGTTTTTTAGGCTTACCAGCTTTCATTTCAGCTTTGATGTTTTTACCTACGGATTGGGCTGAGCCAGACTTGTCTAAAGGCATGGTAATTCCTTATTTAAGGTTAACTAGCTTATAGACAGTAGTGTCGATTAATTCGGCTATTCCATCAATAAGGTTTTGAATTGGGGTTTCTTGCGGCAAATCTTTGCGAGCTTCTTCTACAAATTTTTGCAATGATTTCATATACTTAACTGGGTCAGTCGGCTGATGGTATACGCTAGGAAACTTAGTAATCTTCTCATAGCAACCCATATACACTTCAACCAAGCCATCGGTCAAATCTACAATTTCATCGTAGTATGTGCCAAGAGCCATGTGTTTACTGAAGGAATCGGTAGACCAATGAAAGAAATGGGTATTAGTTGCGCTGTGCAACAGGGTAGCGGCAAATAAAGCCATGTTTTCATTCATATTAACTCTCCATTTCGTACAATTTTAGCACTTCTATAGCTTCTTGCACGGAATTTACCCTGTGTAATGGGCCACCTCGCCAATTAGCAAAAAGCGTTATTTGCAGAGGAGTTAGCTTTTTATCTTCCCCATCCTTAACTTCTATTAAAATGGTTTGTTCTTCGTAGCACACCATCAAGTCAGGGATTCCTCCACCGACTGTATGTAAAAGGAAAACATCAGCACCATAATCTCGTAGCGCTTTTACAACATCCTTTTGATTTTTATCAACTTTTTTAATGTAAGACATAATAATATGTTAGTGTTTAGCAACTTACAGTATAAGGGGAATTGAATGGCTGGCTATCATTTATCAGATGAAGAATGGATTTTAGAATGGAAAAAAATAGGCAGCCCACAAAAGTTTGCTGAAATCCATAAAAATGATGTGCGGTCTGTTTATAACCGCAGACGCTCAATAGAAACTAGACTAGGTATTGAATTACCTTCTTTTAATGACCAAAGAGTAAGCATAGTAAAGAAAGTAGAGCAAACAGAAGGACATACACGCAGGGGATTTGACCTTGAATCTGGGCGTATTATAGTTTTTTCTGACGCTCATTTTTGGCCTGACATTACTACTACAGCATTTAAAGCATTATTAGAAGCTATTAAAGAATATAAGCCTACTGCCATTATTTGTAATGGTGATGCTTTTGATGGCGCAGGAATTAGTCGCCATCCTCGTATGGACTTTGACAAATTACCTAGCGTTAAACAAGAATTAGAAGCTTGCCAAGATTATTTAGGGCAAATTGAAGCAGTAGCCAAGGGCGCTAAAATGTTTTGGCCTTTAGGCAACCATGACATGAGGTTTACCGCCAATGTGGTGAACTTTCTTCCTGCGTTTGAAGGTGTGCCTGGCACAAGCCTAAAAGAATACTTCCCACGCTGGCAACCATGTTGGTCAGTTTGGATTAATGAAGATGTTTGTATTAAGCATCGTTGGAAAGGTGGCTGGACAGGCGGCAGAAACAACGCTGTCAATGCTGGTGTCACAATGGTTACAGGACACACCCATGTATTGTCTAGTATTCCCTACAACGATTATAACGGCACACGATATGGCGTTCAGACAGGGACTTTAGCTGACCCAAATGGGCCACAGTTTAATTACACAGAAGACACACCTAAAGATTGGAACTCAGGGTTTGCTATGTTGACATTTGAGCGCAGCAAATTACTTCAGCCAGAATTGTTTAGGGTTTGGGGTGAGGATGAAGTCGAATTTCGTGGAAAGATTTATGGGGTATGAAACTTACGCCAGCTATTCTTAAAAATTTATACAGCGCCATATATTGTATGAAACCTTTTGACAGGTGGGCTATGCCTTTGCCTGACGCTATTCGTTTTGTAGTGGACAAAGACCCACAGGTAATGGGAACTTATTTATATGATGATGGAGAAAAATGGGAACACACCATTACTATTTCTTCTGCTCGGTGTGGTCATTTAGACACGGTAATGCGAGTGCTTTGCCATGAGTGCATACATATGAGCCGTCACAAGACAAGTAAATGGACTCACCACGACAAGGAGTTTCGTA